ACCTCAAATTGGTCCCCCGCCACTGTCTGAAACTGACGCGAGACTATACCAGAGGTATAGAAAGCCTCATTTATCAGCTTTGTGACGGGGTAAGTCATCGACTGCCCTTATAACTGATCTACGTAAGATATAACATTTAAAGTTACGTTTGATGCTGCATCGGTTTTCCAGTCAATGCTAGGTGTAGCATTGCAAGGACAACGAATATCATCAATTTTCAACACACCGGCAGCAGAACCACTCATTAGAGCAGTACCGACAGCCGAAGCCGATCCAGTGGGTCTTATTGCAACAAAATTACCTGCGGCATTAGGCGTCAATCGCACTTCAAAATTTACATCTGTTGCTAGAGCCGGAACAGCAGCACTAATATTCTGTGCAGTGAAGGCAGCAGCAAATCCGACTGCTTTCACCTCGATTGCTGTGTTGTACCACATAGTGCGTGATTGTGTAACGCCTGTTTGTGTAAATCCTAATACTAAAGTATTTGGAGCTGCCGTAGCGTCAGTTCTAATTGTTCCTACACGTCTGAACATATCATAACCAACAGGTAAAGCGGGATTGGTTGCGCTTAAAGATAACAAACATGCTACTGGCACAAATTCGAACCCACCAACATCGCCTGCCGTAGAGCTACCAATAACAAACACATTGTAATAACTATTTGCAGCGAGAACACCAACGTCTAAACCATTTACGCCATTGTTTCTAACGCTAATAGTGGTGTTAGGTGCATTCGCATCTATAACTAGTTCGTTTGGATTTCCAGTCAGTGTTGCATTTGCTTGCGTAATTGTTGGCCTCAAAATAATGTCATTGACATCGGTTGAATCACGAAATGCGCCTGGAGTTACAAGAACATGAGTGGTATCTAAGAAAAGTAGATTGCCACCATTTACAAATAAGTTACCCAAGTTTTTCATTGGGGCTAAGGGTAATCGCAGTGTCATATATTTAATCCTTTCATTAAGGTTGCAAAGAGGGAGCCCGAAGGCCCCCTAGTTCACTACAATGGGAAAATTAACGCCAAGGCGTACTCATCGACCAAAGTCGATCCCCAAATTGCATCATGTATCATGCCCATTTGGTTTTGACCAAACAAAGTACCGTAGTACATACGTAAGGAAACGCCCGTTTCAGGATCGTTTTCATTGGCAGTTGGGAACGGTATTTGATCTGGTAGTCTTGGCATCGCCAAGAACAAGGGATCCCCAGCGGTTATTAACCCAGCGCGATGGCTTGGAAGTACTTTAGCCTGCATGCCTATAGCTACCTGCACATTTAAATTTTGTGCATTTGTTGGCGCAGCTTGTAGGAACGGGAAAATAGGTATAGTTACAACGCCGCCAGCGGTAGCGCCAACATTTGCTAATGCTCTTACCTGCACAGAGTTAGCAGAAACTTCATGGCCTATAAATGTTCTGTAACGAAGATTGGGTTGCCCTGCTACACCATCGCTAAATTGAATTTTATCGTTCAATAGAATTGCATTAGCGTCATTGGCTGTAGCGCCACCAAACGAAATTGTATCAATTGAGTTGTCTGGACCATTTTGCGTGAATCCAGTAACCGTCAATACTGTTGCTGCATTTCCAACGTTTCCTGATACATGAATTGGCAACAAGTTTGATTGATACCAATCGCAGTTTGAGAATTCGCCTAATTCCCATGAATTAGCAATTCTGTTATTGCGATCTAAAGCAAACTGGTTTAAGCCGCTTCCTACGATGTTAGGTACAACCGTATCGCCTAAGTAACCTTTTGCTTTGCCTGTTGCGGAACCGAAGTTACGGAACAATGCAAGAGCGTTAGCTAATTGTGTATAGGTGTTGATTGGGTTTACGCCATCGCCAAAGAATCTAAATGTGTGAGTTACAGCATTTTGAGCAATGTTGGCTTCAATCTTGGCACCAATTTCTTGTGTGGCTGCTTTACCAAATCGTTGCATATAATCTTCAACGTTGAAGATGAATTGCTGAGAGGTGAAAGCATAAGAAGTTGAAACAGCATTTTGACAGCTCAGAGCTTGAACTCTTTGGTCTGCGGGTTGGAAAGCTGCAACTAGAGAACCAACGGTCGTCATTCTTGGAGGTAAATCGAATGTTACCGTGTCACCTAAGTTTCCGATAAGTTGTTCAAAGTTTTTAAATTTAGTATTTGCTGTAGATACAAAACAATTTAAGTTTTGTAAGAAAGCGAGTGATGACATTTGATATGTCTGCACTTGCTGTAGAATATTTGCTGGAACGGCCATAGCTAGTGATTCCTTTCGCTAAGAATTAATCCTGGCGAGGAAACGATAGCTTGGAACTTTGCGCCTAGCCTCTAAGCCAAGGTGCGTTTTTGAAGTCCTTCAGCGACATTTTACCGTTGTCCGCGCCTACCATAGACGGTTTAGGACGTGACAAAGGAGCTGGTGCATTAACGGCAGTTGCTTTGGCTTGTAAATTGGACTCTATTGACTGAGACAGTTTTTGTAGCTGTCTTTTAGCCAGTTTATCTGACTTAGTCGCTAAAGCATCAATTTCCTGAAGCTTTGAAGGATTCTTAGCCAGTTCATACATAATCTCTGGCGTATGTTCCATACCAGCGGCAAGCATGACAGCATTTGGGAATTTATCCGGCTCGAAGTCGCCCATCACTTCGTTAAAGTCATCAAAGAGCTGAGAACCTTTACCCATCTTTAGGTAATATTGCTCAGCGATGCCTCTTAACTCCGCTTCTTGCTGCGCCTTCACTGCCTCATCGCGGTGGTGTGCAAGTTCATCTAAGAACTTGTTGTACACCCTATCCTCAATGGCAGCCACATCAAGTGAACCTCCCCCTGGCTGTCCAGGCTGGGAACGCATCCTTTCTAATTCTGCCTGATGTGCAGCCTCGGCTTCCTGCCGGGCTTTTTCAGCAGCACGAATCTTTTCCCGTTTAACGATGTCATTAACTTGGCTCGCTGTAAGCATCTTTTCAGCGCTTGCAGGTGCCGCAGTATCCATTACTGCATTCTCTACATTGTCTTCCATAACCCACTATTTCCCCGTGACGGTAATCCTCGTGTCGCTGAGCGCGGCCAGATAATCCTTAACTGGCGAAGTTAACCTCGTAACGCAGAGCGCGAAGCAGAGCAAGTCCACTTAATATTAAGGTTAGTAGGGCTTGGAAAAAATGCAAGAAATAACAAAAACTGAGAGGTTCCATTCCTGTGATAGCAGCTATCTTTTATGCCTGTAAGAATGAACTTTACAAAATAAGTTAATTATCTAAAATAGAACGATAGTTTTCACGTAGCACAAAAAAAGAAAAATTGGGCGGGTAAAATCCGAGCGATATTCCAACTTTCATGCAATTTTCGTAGGATTCATACTACGTTTTCATAGAAATCGTGCAATTTCTGCAATTGCAAACGAAATAATTGCAATTGCAATGCAATTTTAAAAACATGTTCTAAAGGCACAGGCGATGGATAGGGGCAATAGTTCAAGTTGTGTATTCCATCTTATTTCTATTGTTTACTTCTTTATAATTTTGTTTAAAATACATCGTGAATGGTTGAGAACTGTTCTAATTAGAGAGAAGCAATGTTAAAAGAGATTGGCTCGGTATATGGATGTTATATCGAGCTAACTCCTCGGGAGTGAACATGAGTGATGAATCGCTATTAATTTATCCAAAACAAGTACAGGAAATTTTAGGTGTTGGACCTACTAAATTCTATGAAATAAATAAGTTGCCTGATTTTCCTAAGGCAGCAATATTAAATGGGAAACGTCCGATGTACAAAAGGAAAGAGATTGAGGAATGGGTAACTAATTTAAAATAAAGACCTATAATTAAACACAAGTTCATTTATAAACTAGTGATTGGTTGTATATCAACACATCTACCAATTTGTTACCAATTTAAGAAAAGTGGTAAAATGTTCTCAGGATAGATAGGAGTAAATACATGAGAATTGATACATTAATTGAATACAAAAAATATCTAGCAGCGGGTTTTACAGAGCAACAGGCAACCCTGCAAGCTGAATCACTGGCACTGGCTGCAGAATTAGATAAAGAAATAGTATTAAGGCCAGAAATGCAGTTAATGCAAGATAAAATGATGGCTCAAATTAATGCAAGATTTATGGTTGTGATTATTATAGGAGGAGCTATTTTTACCACTACAATTATTCCAACGATTCAACATTATATTGATGCTAGAAGATATGATAAGTTAATCCAGACTTTAGAAGCGAATGTAGATAGCTTAAAAAATAAACAAACAGAAGGTTATTGAAAAAATAGATCCCCGATAGTTCAGTTGGAAGAATAAGTGACTGTTAATCACTGGGTCGGCGGTTCGAGCCCGTCTCGGGGAGCCATCTAACCAGTAACAGTCTTACCCTTAGACTTAGGCTTAGCTACTTTCTTTTTCTTAGCATGAAGCATCTTATTGGCCTTAGCATCTATCTTAGCCTTAGCACTTTCAGATAGCTTTCCTGCCTTCTCCATCTGGGAGGCTCTACTTTTCGCGTTTTTTGCATGAGCCGGATTATTTATGGGGTACTTTCTTTCACCAGGCATTCCAAATTCAGACTTAGGCAATTTATTGCGTTGTTTCGTCGTTAGTTTCGCCATTTTCGTGCTCCTCCTTGAGCTCTCGGATTTTTCTTTCGACTGTTAAAAGAAAATCAATAAAACAAGAATCATTTTTAAATTCAAATTCCTTTTGGAATTCACCACTTCTTAAATTGCAATAAAACTTCTCATTTCCTAATCCTATTGAGAATATATTCATTTTAATTTTTGTTTCATCAAAGCTCATTCAAATGGTCTCGCTTGCTCTATATGATGTTTAGCAACGTTTAACGCAGCTTCGACTGCTGTTCTAGCATTCTCGCTATCAAGCTTAGCTTCTTCAATGTCTTGCTTGCTAGCCATATCCTGAATCTTAGCCATGGTTTCCATGTACTTAATATCTGTAAGCTGTTTCTCATTAGCAACCTTAGCAGCTTGAATAGCGTGGTCGCCCTCTGCCTTGCTAGCCGCCTGCTCTACTTTAGCCATCTCAATTTCCTGTAAAGTCTTCATTTGCTCTTCGGCCATCTTTTGCATGGGGTCCCCTTGCTCAGCAGCCTTGGCCTGTGCCTCTTGTTGTTGCTTCATAAATTTGACGGCTTGGGCTTTCATACTCTCAATGCCACGGATATCTAGGTTATCGAGGATTATCTCCAGGCCTTGGGTATTAATGAACTGAGCAAATATTTCGCTTGATTGCATCATACGTATAATTTGGTCTAGGGCCACTTGTTTCTGAACGCCAGAGCTTACACCAGCCTCTACCTTGATCTGTAAGCTATCAGGATTGTAACTTAAATCCAAGCTCGTGGGATCTGTTGGGTGATTGATTATCTGATAGGAGCGT